TCTTTCTTGAATCCAAGCTTGTTGCCAAAAACATACGTGCCATCCTACTCCTACGCAAAAAGGACCTTGCAAAAATCGCTAAAAAGGCTAACCTTATAAATAAAAAGCATAATCATTCTTCTTGAAGGAAACCTACGGTTTCCCTCAGACCCTTCCCTTTTACTCAAATGACAACGTTGCAATAGTAATCTTCATTTTTTTCATAGCAAAAAATTGAAAATTTTGTTTTTCAATAAAATATAAGTATTAAGCAAAAATGGTAAAGAATACAACCGGTGGAACTGGAACAAAAAGTCTTGCAAGAAAGCATCAATCTTCAATCTCTAATGAACAACTACGACTTCCTGAATGTGATTTAGAAAAATTTGCATGTGTTACAAAAATTCTAGGAAATGGAATGTGTGAGATATTCACCAACGATAACACCAGATTGATTGGACATATACGTAATTCATTTCGTGGTAAAAATAAGCGGCACAACATGATAACTGCAAATTCAATCGTAATGATTGGTTTACATGAATGGGAAAAGACACCTAAGAACTGTAACATAATGGTAATCTATGATTCAAATCAAATAGAACAATTAAGAAATATCCCTAACATAAAGATAGAACACGTATTAAAACTACAATTAGCAGGTACTACATTTCAATCTATTAATAAAGCATCTAAGGATTTTGATTTTGTTGATGAAGAACCTAATGAAATTGCCCCGCAGCTACTACCGAAAAATAGCATTGATTTTGAAATGGAAGAACTTAATCAGGTAAATATTGACGATATCTAATTATAAGCTGTTTCTTTAATTTAATAAAATTTCATTTTTTTCTTTTAATATATTATATGACAAACGCATTCGTACATTTACGCAATAATATTATAACTGGTAAAAAAACGTTACCTATTGTCAACACAAAATTATTCATGAAACCTTTATTTTCAAATAATCATATGGTAGCTTATAAACCACATTCATTGGCCCCGGGTGGTGTAGGAACTGTTCGTAACAGTAGATTCAAATCTAAAAATACATAAAATCTGTCATGATTTTTATAAAAAATTGATTCCTTTTTATAAAAATATACCTATATTAAAAACGCACCAAAATGTCGCAATGCACTGGATGTTTTCCGGTTTACCAACCTAACCAATTGGCTCACACCGACTACGGTGGATGCATGTATAGTAATGATGAAGACGATACATTCTTTTGCATGCCAGTTAACCTTGAGCCAAAATTTGAGGCAGAAGCTAAGGCGTCGGAAACAGCTAGTGAGGTCTCGGCATTTGATTCCATCGGAACAGGAACTGAATGTTGCATTTGTTATGAAATCATTGGCAAGAAAAACAATTGTGTCACCGAATGTGGGCACATCTTCTGCTTCAAATGCTTAGCCACTGCAATGACCCGTAGTAATACTTGTCCTTATTGTCGGACCAAGCTTATTGATGAGCCTGCCGACAATAATGACGATGATTTACAAAGCGATTATGAAGACGATGAGGAAGATGATGAGGAAGATTCTTTGTCCGACATAGCCAATAAGGAATACAATGGTGACATTGAAGACATTGTCAGGGGATTAGAGGAACAAGGATTTACAATGTTGGATGTGGTATCGGTAATGTTGAATAAGTTTAGTAAGACAAACGAAAAATACACGAATGAGTATGTTGCAGAATTATGCAACAAGATTGATGACATGAATCGCGACAATGAAAATGAGTCATTGGAGCGCGAAGAGATGGAGTCAGAAGATAGGCCACCTGTACATGTTGCTAGTGAAAGCGTACTAGCACGTCTAGGCAATTACGTTGAGAATTAAAAAATTGATTCATTTTATCTTTTTAAATAGGTACTTAACTTTTTTAATTTAGTATGAAACTACAAATTATTGTCTCATTGATTGTTTTTAAATTATCATGCTGTTTAATGAATTTAACAAATAAAAAATTTACAATTCCCATCATCATAAATAGTATGTCATCAAAAAATAAAAATAATTATAAAAAAAAATGACAACACTACTAGTGTTAGAATAAAAAAAAATAATGACCCTATCTTTCCACTTCTACCTGCAAATGTCGCATTTTTACTAATAGAATAAATTATTTTACAATAGTTGTACCCGTATCTTTTTTTTTACCTTATCCTCATCTTCAAATAAATACATCTTACACTTACATGTTGTATAATTGTCTATGTGTGTATGAGTATTAATTCTAGACAGTAATTTTATTTTTTCTAAATAAATCATATAATTTACAGAGCCATCATTTTTAATAATTTTATCAAAAACAACACCTTCATGTTCTACATCCATAAGTTCTGGGTTAGTAAATACTCTATTCAATAGTTCACATTCTGTTTGTATTTTACGTATTGACCTCATAGAAGTATTTACATAATCTAATTGCTCCATCCATAATTTTAAGAACCTTTCCGCATCTTGACTAATATTTTTTACTAATCCATTGAATTCAATCATTTTTATTTGATTCAATAAATCCACCAACCTGCGAATAGGACTAGTAATATGAATATATATTTTAGATTCATTTTTAAAACTTTTACTATTTATTAGTTCATGTTCTATAGATACATCATCCATAAAGGGAATATATTGACCAATCGTATTATTCCACCCTCTTATTACCCGAATAGTCTCATCATTAACTCCTTTTGCGTCAACGTGCAAACTAGAATTTATATAAACAGCGGACCTAAAAATTCCTATTTTGTTTATCGCCATGTAAGACCCCGTAAATATATTCATTTGAATCATCCAAAATGCTACTACATCATGACTGTTTTTTACGGAATTATCCATTAAATAAGATAGGTCAAATAATTTCTTATAAGCCATATCATTGTTCAACATTTTAGGGTCTTCATAGACATAATTTTTAGCAACATTAATCAGTGCATTTGCATATCTAATAGGGATATCAGGAATCAAATGCCCATGAGAATCTACGACAATATCCATAACAAAAGCAAATCTAGGTTGATTTTGCTGTAGACTACAAAGTGCATCTGACAATACTGTTGGTAGCATTGGACGCCTTCTATCTGGTAAATAAATCGTAGAAACACGTTGACTAAAAGAATTCCATAATCCCAGTGTTTCTAACCATAAGAATACATTAGCAATATAAATGGAAATTTTCCAATTTTTTCCAATTTGTTCAATACCAAATCCGTCGTCATAATCTAGACTATTGTACGGGTCAATTGTGAAGACATATTTATCCCTACGGTCTTCAATAATAAAATTAGAATTTTGAAATATTTGTTGAACAAATTCATCGTGGGTTTTCTTGTTTAGTGCGTTGCGTGTTTTATTAGTGAATTCAGTAATAGAAATATGCAAACTCTTAGAATATAATTGGTATTCATAAAAGTGCTCCAAAACATCCACGTCACCAATTGTTTCAGTTAAATTACCTAGTGGATGTTTATCGTCCCAATTATCAAACCGGAAAACTACATATTTATTCTTTTGAACTTTAGAGAATCCCAGTTTCGGTTCATACGGTATAAGGAAAATTGGTAAATAAGTATCATCAGGTATACACTTATACAAAAGACGCTTTTTGTTAAGAGTTCTACCATATGTCTTGTTGTTTTCCAATACCAATATTCCAGCAATAGATTGACAATTTCTCACGTAAGAATGTATTTTGTTAACTTGTTGTTCTCCATTTACCTGAGAGATTTCAAATACGTCCCTACTAAAAATCTTTTGTTCAGTCGGGTCAATTGTTTTAAGAATAGGATAATCTTCTATATTAATATCGCTATTTGTTTCATTATTTGCAAATGTCCATTCTTTATATGTCCGGTCGCGAACATATATTTTAAACTTTTTTGGTGACATTCTTGAAATATTATTACGTTTCTACTTTTCTAATGTATTGTTATTAATATTACATGAACTATCTGTAAATCAATTTTTTTTGTTATTCTATTCTATAAAAATGGTTAAAACAGCAAAAAAAAAAAATAAAAAGAATTTTAGTAGGAAGAATAATAAAAAATTTTTAGGAGGAACTAATGTGTACTTGGACCCTGAAAAATTAACAATACCCAGTGGACATGGAACTGAAACAATAGCGTACATAGTTTTAGGATTTGGTTGTAAAAGTCATACACAATACCAAAAAGATAAAGTTATAGAATATTACGCGAATAATCTAAAAATTCCTCCAGAATGTGTTTTTATTTTATGTCACAATAGTAGTTCTGCATTGAAAACTATATTTAAAATGTGGAGAAGCAATGAATGTCAAGCTTTACCTGATAGTAAATATGTAGAAAGAATGGCTAAGTCAATATTGGACAATATAACTAGTAAAAAAATATTTGTATTTGGATTTTCGTTTGGTGGAGCAATAGTAAACCGTGTTGCGGAAATATTAAATGGTGAAGACTTTGATAAAAGTAAACTTAAAATGTCAACATATGGTAGTATTTATATTCCAGAAACAAAAAAACAATCAACTATTAGTATTTTTAATTATTTAGCTATGGGGGATGTATCGTTTAAATGCAATGGAATAAAAATACCAAAAGATATAGTATTTGAAAAACAATTAATAGATTCTAGCCTCGAGGAAGATAAAATTATTAGTACTTTTAAAAAAAACGCTATTGATTTATACGGAAACGTGATAATTTGTTGTATTTACATAGACGATTCTCCGAGCTGTACCAATTATAAAAAAGGTATGTTATTAGGTAGTAGAGATGAATGGAAAATTCACAATTATTATTACAAAATAACAGAGAATTTATGTTTGGAAAAAAAAAATGATGCTTATGAATTAGATTGGATTTTTCCTATTGGAACTGAAGATGATGGTGATAGCGATGGCGATGGAGATGGCGATGGCGATGGCGATGGTCATGATGAAGATGAAGATGATGATAAGTATAATGAACTTGGCGAAAAATCTAAGGATGATTAATAATACAAATCTCTCTTTAATTTACGTAAATAATTGGTTTAGGTCCATCTGGAAACTTTACTGAGTTTTTATAATCAAAAGTATACCATTTTAAATCAGCAGGTGTAATTTGTTCTAGAACGGATTTTTTACTATTATAAATTATTACGGCGTTATCATACCTTTCTTTATATTTATTCATCTTCTTTAGACATTTTTCTGGGTCTGGATGTCCATCAGGTTGACAGTAAGTGATATCAAATCTATAAATAAAACCTATCTGTTCCAGCATACTAATAATGTACCCATATTTACCAATGTCACATAAGACTTCTGTCAATCCTTTTTTAGAACAGTACTCAGGAGTAATGGTTTTGTATTTTTCTGGGTTTTTTTTACCTGCCTGCATAACTCTTACAACGTGCATAACTGTTGGAGCACAGGTATGACTTTCAGCTCTGTAAATCAACGCTTTTCCTATTTTTTTTATTATCTCAGCTATTTCATTTGGAGGTAAAACACCTGTAATTTTTTTCGCAGGTTCAGTAGATTTCTCAGCAATATCTACTAATTTATAATATTCTTCTCTACTCGTCGCATAATCTGTTAAATAACCTTTCACTAGCTCTTTTGATTCATTTTGCCACTCTTCTAATCTTAGGGCATTCATAATTTCAATCCCATCTTTATCTGAACCTAAACTTTTTTCTAAATCTAAATCTAGTCTATCATTTTTTATAATAAACGTATTCGTTATTTGAAAATTATCTATTTCTTTTAATGTATCCTCTGGTTTCATTCTTTTTAAACTTAACTTAGCAGTAACATAATTACGTACTATACTTGCACCAGCATAGGGTAAAATACTTTTAAAATTATCTAATGAAAAATTACTTGTATCTAAATAAAACAAATCCGGACTATCTACTTTAGTGGCAGGGTCTTGGTTTGGAATTGTCATCATATCAGCATAAGTTTCAATATCCAATTTTAAACTGCTAATACCAAGAAAGATTAAAAACAAATCTTCAAAAATAGAAACCACATAGGAGAGACCATTTAATTCTGTATTGGAACCTGAATATTGGATTCCTATATCTATATCGGAAGTAGGAGTTAAACTACCAAAAATACCCATTTTATAATTTTTTAATTCATCCACTGTTATATCAGGTCTAAATGTTCTCTTAGGAACCAGTTCTTGATTCTTATAAACATCATCAAAAAGTTCTTTATTAGACATAATCATTGTAGCAAAAATAAGTAATTGATAAAACATGTAAGTTCTCAAAATCCATATTTTATTCTGAACCGCAACTTCAAACTTGCTTATTCCGTGAGGATAATCAAATTTATTCAAATCTATTCTGGATATTTCCTTAAACATAGTTATTAATCCAGATATGGAGTTTTTTAAAGATTCTAGGGTTTTTGCGTTTTCGTCTATAGATAATTTTGCATCAAAGTCACCAGGAAATGCTTCTTTATACTGCTTTATATCATCAGCACACCGGTCTTCTATGCTTTTTATATCAAAAAATGGATACGGATTCTGCATATTATATATTACAATAATGTTTTTTTTAGATAAAATACATTATTAAATTACTAATTTTACCCTTATTAGGACATCTCCTTTATTACTTACATCATAAATATTTTTTGTATTAATTCGGGATATACCTTGTTGAATAAATAATACTGTTTGAAATGGCATAATTTTGAGGTTCTCCCTTTTTAAATAAAAATTCTGTTTTCCTATAGCCACTGATACAATTTCTTTTTCTAAAATATCCTGAATCTTATATTCAACATCTACTGTTATATTATTTTTTTCATCAATATCTACATTCTCTGGAAGTATAGGGATACATTTCACATAAACATCATTTCCTGAGTTATCATAAATTAATTCATCATGCCAAAGAGGAACTATGTATTTGAAACTATCAACTGTTAATTTGTATAAGTTGTTCTCAAATAAATCATCTATGGTTGGATTCAAAATAATACATTCATCGTTTTGCATTTTCTCATTAATGATTTGCTTTACATTTATTATAAAATCTTCAGTAAAATGAAGAACATCACTATGTTTTTCTAATATTTCATATATTTTTATTAAATTTTGTTTTTCTACTTTTTTCAATAATTCTAATGCATTTATTTCACATGTATTAGATATCTGTTTAAAGATTGTATAAAAAAGATGCTTTCTAGATTCGGGATTTAAAATATTTTTTAAAAATGAAAAAAGGATTGTTTTATAATTGGATTTATTTTTAAACACACTATCACCTTCTGTATCGTTCTCATCTTCATCGTCGGAAGAAAATTCAAAATCTTTAAAATCCTTGTATTTCATTAAATACTCATACGATTCTTGTATTTTTTGAAATTTAGCTACTGCATCTTCATTATGATTTTTATCAGGGTGATATTTTAATGCAAGTAACCTATATTGTTTTTTTAATAAATCAGTGGTGATTTCTTCATACAATGAAATATTTAAATTAGTAGATGCATTTTTATAATTCATTAAATTTGTGTATCTTATTTATAATATAAAATATAATACTCTCTAAATGGTAAATGGGACGATAATTATTGTTGTAATATTTTAAGAAACAATAAGTTTTTATTAAAATTTCTGAAATATCATCATTATGTAAAAACCCGTTATCAATAAAATGTCTTAAAATATACCATAAGCATTCAGTCATGTCAAGATTATAGGTTAAAATATCATACAAAACATCACGAAGCCCTGTGAAGGAAATTTTTTTTGGGTTTAATATTTCATTAATTATATTGTCACATATTATATTAAACACATCTATTGGAATACCTTCCACTGAATTAATTAATTGAAATGTTCTCACCTCTTTGATGTTAAAAACATTTTCAACATCTATATTTTTTAATATTTCCATATTTGTTTTATGAGTATTGCTATTTCGTATACCTCTAGTATCAGAGACATATTGTAAAAATGGTTTTGATTGGTCATTATTAAAATATAATGCTAATTCTTTGTATTTTTCTTTCTGGGGACGACCAATTCGCAAAATCTGGCATGTGTTGACTATCTTAGTTGGTATAAAACTTAAATGTTCACTAACAATAAAAAACTTTATTTTAATATTTGATTGTGAATGATTATATTGTTGCATATAACTATAAAATATATCCAATAATTCTGTATGAATTAAATGGAAATTTTTACAAATTATAATTCCAACTTTTTCTTGTTTCACTGAAATAATGTCTACTATTTGAAAAAATATCTCATGCCATAATATTTTTGAATTACACCCCAATTGTGACATATCTATCTCATAATGTATATCACTTATCCGATAAACATAATCTTGTTTATCAGTAGATACCGTTATTTTTTTGTCATATTTCAATTCACTAGGACTATACTGCTTTAATAAATACAACATTTGTGAGTATTTACCTACACCAGATGGCCCATATATTATGACGTTCTCTAGTTCATTTATATTTCTTGGAAATGTATTTAAAATGGGTAATAGTTCTGGATGTAAGTTGTATTTTTCAATAGATGATATGTAATCTTCAAAGTGTGATTCATAATATTTCATTGTTTATTTATTATAGAGAACAAATACGTTTACTTTTAAACGTATTTACAAAATAATTATCTCATAAGTTGTTGCCGATTCAAGATAGAAAAACTATTTGCCGTAGATACCTGATAACCCGAAATTACTATTGGATAAAAAGAAATTATTAAAATACTTAACGGAAACCCATTTTGCATGATATCAGAAAATCTCACCATTTTTTCTGAAAAAACAATGTTTATAGAATCAAAGCTTACCATAAAAGTAATTAACAAAAATGCACAAACACAAAAAACCGTAACTATAACAGTTTTAAATTCATCTAGTCTATCCTTGTAAATAGGTGGTAATTTTATAGGTGTTCCATAAGTATCTGAATATTTTAACCGCATATTGCTTATCATCATAATTATGAAAATTAATGCAACAATATGTAACATACCGCTAATAATTATAGATATTGATATCATTTTGGGTATAAGATTCAAATCAATTGGTAATCCAGTGAAATAAGAAATATTATAAATTGTAGATGCAGAAACCACGATAAACAAAAAATAGAATCCAATAATCTCTGTGTTTTTCACATAAAGAATAATAAATGCAGTGATATACAACAATAAAAGTACAGAATAATTCAAAAAAGTGGTGCTTTTACTCATTACTTATATATTTACTATATATTTATGCCAAATTATAAGTGTTATTCAACCACGAAATTAATGTTTCCGCATGACATGTTAAAAAACCTTCATTAAATTTTTTTATATTTAAAAATTCGGGTTTGGCCATATCTTTTTTTTTATAAAAGACATAAGCGCCAAATTTCCCTTTTCTAACACTCATGTTTTCATTTAAAATCCTTAATACATTCTTATCTTGTTTTGCAGTTAAATTTGATAAAAACGATATTACATCTTCCATTGTAATATTAATTAATGGTTTATCTATTTCTTTTATACTATGTCTATTACTTCCCCATTCAACATAAGGGCCGAACTTTCCTGTTTTAATAAAAAGGTTCTCGTTTTCATATTTCCCTAAACAATTATTTTTTATTTCTACAACATCATCTAATGAATAGTCACCGTTTTTTAGCTTTTCTAAATCAATTTTCAAATCTTTTTTTCCTGGTAAATATTCTATTGTTCCGTCGTCCATTTTATGTTTAATACTGGGTCCGTATGCTTGAAATACTAGTTCATGATTATCATCTAAATAATAGGATTGTTTTCCTGTTTCTTTAATAGTATTTGATAGTTTCTTAATTTCTTTATCACAATTACTACATATTGACGACCATTCTTTTTCCTTACCTGAAGATACTAAGTCTAAATTTTTCTCCATGTTCTCAGTATATTGATATGAAAACAATTCCTCAAAGTTTTTAATCAAAAACTCTACAGTTAGGATTCCAGTTGGTTGTATAACTAATTTATTTTTTTCATTTCCAAATGTCTTTTCTTTCTCCATCTTTTCAATAGATTGACCAATCAATTTAAATTCGCAACATTTACTTGTTATTCCTTCTATATTTTGTTTTTTAACATATCCTCTTTCTTGGATTGTTTCTACAATACTAGCAAAAGTAGAAGGACGACCTATTCCTAAATCTTCTAATTTATTAATAAGACTTGCTTCAGTATAATGTTGGTGTTTGTTTCTTACAACCACAATACTATCAATTGTTTGGTAATTGACTGGGTTTTTAACAGACTGTAAATACAAAAGCAACCCTTTACCAATATTTTGGTTTTCATCTTTATTTTTTTTATCTGTAATAATTTTCCATCCTAAAAAAACAGGTATTTCCACAATATGTTCATACAGGTTCTCCAATGCCCCCGAAATAGTAGCCTTTACAACATTATATTTGGCATCTGCCATACAGCTTTCCAATGTATTTCTCCAAATTAATTTGTACATTGATACCAAGCGTCCATTATCATTATCGCTAATATCTTGAGTTTCTAAATTAGTAACCCGGATAGCTTCATGAGGATTAGAAGCATCTTTATTTTCTAATTTATTAAAATCACCTACATAACTTTCATGTTTATATTCACCTAAAATATACTTCTCTGCATTATCAAGAAATGATTTGGAATACTGAGAACTTTCTGTTCTCATATAAGTAATGTAGCCAGATTGGTATAAAATTTGACATAAACTCATCGTTTCTTTCGGAGAAATATGAAGTACATTACTTGCAACCTGCAATAGTCTGGATGTGTGAAAAGGTTTTGGAGCTGATTTAATAGAATCTTTTGGCGGACCAATACTCAATTGATGTTTATGAGATTTGGATTTTTCTAAAAAGTCTATTACTTGGGATTCTGTATCAAACTCGTATTGCAGTTCAAATTCAATACGTTTTTCTAAAAAAATGCCGATGGTTTTGTACTTTCTTTCTAATCCGTTACCAATCTCTTTTTCTTTCTCATTATCATAAACTAATCGCAAAGCCGGTGTTTGGCATCTTCCAGCAGATAATGAATTGGATTTATTATTATATAGGTATTTCCAAAGAAAAGGTGAAATACGATATCCTACTATAATGTCTAATACTTGTCGGGCATGTTGTGCATGAACCAAATCCATGTTTACTAAAGTAGGATTGTTTATTGCCTTAATAATAGCCGTTTTTGTAATTTCATGGAATATTATACGTTTTGTGGTTTCTACCGATAAATCAAACACCTTACAAATGTGCCATGCTATCGCTTCGCCTTCTCTATCATCATCTGCTGCTAATATGATGTTTTCTTTTGAGAACATATGAATGGTATTCTTCATGTTCTCTACATGTTGTTTTTTTTCATCAATAATAGAAAAGGTAGGTTCATATGTTTTTTTAGTGTCAATGGACTTGATTCCATCAATCTGTCTAATGTGACCTTTTGATGAAATACAACAGTATTGTTCTCCCAAATAACTCTCTATCTTTGCACATTTACTAGGGGATTCTACAATGATAAGATATTTTGCTTTTTCGTTTACTTTTGTTGTAGGATACTGTTTTTTCTTGAAGAATTTCGGCGGCATAACTGATATAATATAGTAATAACTTTCTAATATATTTATTACTATGTTTTTTTACAGCTTTTCTCATTCAAAACGCTCACTTCGTCGGCGTAAATTATTGAAGGTAACGTTTCCATTTGGGCGTTTTTAACGCTAAATGGTGTAATTTTTCTCATTTTTTTAAGTAAAATGTCAAATTCTTCCAATGGATTTTGTTTAAGTAATTTGTTATCATTCCATGTTACCTGTTTATTTTCAATAATATCAGCTAATTTAAATGGTTTGTTTTTCAAAGTTGTAAAATTTTCGTCTAGTAGAGATACCTCATTATCATTCTTTTTAAAACAGCAATCTAACATCTTTACTTAATTATATATAAACAATAGTTTATTTATATACATAATGAACATAATAATTTTTTTAATACTATTGATGGGAACATCTGGATTTCTTTTTACCAAAAAAAGATTTAGTGGATGCAATTTTATTATCAAAGATAAAGAAATAAACAAAAAAATAAAATATACATTACCAAATGACCAGCAAAAAATAATTAATAAAATAAATGGATTATACGCATTAATTGGACCTGATGTAAATATTAAAGAGGTATCTACACTCTTTGATTTATTTACAGGCGATGGAATCATACAGAGTATTTTTTTTCAAAACGGAGAACTAACATTTACAAAAAATTACATAAGAACAGAGAAATTATTATATGAACAGGCGAATGGAAAGTTATCAACCGAAAAAATCAATATTTTATTTTACAGTATTTTAAATAAATTAAATTTATTACCGAATGTATTAGGAGTTGCTAATACTGCATTGTTAGAATTAAAGGATAAAGTATACGCATTATATGAACGCGACACCCCGTATTTATTAAATATAGATTTTGACAAAAAAACCATTAATACAGCTCATAGATGTAAAATAGAAACCATAGACAGCTTTTCTGCTCATTCAACTTATGATGAAAAAGAAAACAAAATACACTCTATTCAATACAATATGATGGATAGGTCGGTTCATTACAACGAATTTTACAGAAATCTTACATTGTCAAATCAGGTCAGAATAAAAATGGAATATTTACCGATTGTTCATGATTTCCTAAAAACAGAAAACAATATAATCATTATAGATTCACCATTGGTTATTGACGTTGGTAGTTTGTTCAAAAAGTCTATACCTATTATGCTAGACACCAACAAAAAAACTATAATAAATGTTCTCAACAGAACAACTATGAATATAGACAAATTCTATACAGATACTGGTTTTTACGTATTCCATTACGCTGATTACCAAGAAACAGATGAAACTATTGAAATCTATGCTTGTTTGTATGAAAAAATGGATTTCTCAGAATTAAATATTTGCGGAAAATACCGGAAAATAATAATAAATAGAGTTACCAAAGAAGTTCATACTGTTAAGAACCAAGACTTAGAGAACCTAAACCTTGAATTTCCTGTGAAATTTGGCAATAAAATTTTGTTTAGGAGAATAGAGAACCGACATATTAATGGATTTGTCGTTTGTCAAGACCTAGAAATAATAAAACAGTTGTACTTTCCAGAAAAATTCATTTGTGGAGAACCTGCGATTAATTACATTGATAATATTCCTTATCTTTTCTGTTTTGCTATTAATGAAGCAGAAAATAATAGTAGTTTTCTAATCCTGATAAATATGGAAACATACGAAATGATAGAGATTCCTATAGATGCTTCTTTAAATATAGGATTTCATTCTATTTTTATCAATCAGTAAATAGAAACAGTGGAGATATTCTTTTCTCAAACGCTAAAAATCTACAGTTATTGTTTGGTTTATTAATGGATGGTTAAGTTGCTTAAGTTGGTTAAATGATTTATTATAAACACGAACTAATTCTGATTCATAACTATTCATGAAAGTTTTCGGTTCCATCAACTCTAAAAAGTTTTGCCGAATTGTTTTTTTATAATTATCTATTTTACTAGGATTATTTACCAAATCTACAATTATATCAATGTACTCTTCCTTGGTATTAGCAACTAATTCAGGGAATCCACTATTTATTAATAAAGAACTAGATACATTATGAACATGCATATCTTGGTTATAAAGAGTGACCAAAGGCAAAGAATTATACATGCAATTACAAGTAGTAGTTGTACCAGAATAAGGAAACGGGTCTAACAAAACATCAAACATAGAAAATACTTTTTCATAATCTTTATTGGATAGCTTGGTAAGTACAATTAATCTATCCTTAGATACGTTCAATTTATTCATATAAAATGCGGTTCTCTCTTCTTTGTTATCATACGATTCTAATTTTAAAAGTAATAATGTATTCGGACATTTTTCTAATATTGTGCCCCATGTTTTTAATAACTCATCATTTGATTTATTTTCTTTGTTGATACCACCCAATATTACTTTGTCCTGAGTTTTACGTGGACTAGGTGAAAAATCATGTATCGGATAATACAATAAAAAACATTTCGGTAACCTTATAAGTTCCTCTGAATATCTCTGTCTAGTTAATGGGCTATCTGCTATACTATCGGTTATTCTATAATTAATAGATTTTAGTCCTGACGTATTTGGAAAACCTAAATAAGAAATTTGAATTGGTGCCGGATTATAACTAAATATTTCCATTCTATTTAAAACGGTGTGTCCATTTAAATCAAATAAAATATCAATATTTAAATCATTGATTTTTTTCGCACCATCTCTAGCCGAATCTTTATGTAAATAATGAATTGGAAATCCTAAGTTTACATAAATCGGTTGAACCTCCGGACACAACGCAAATAAATAAATTTCAAAGACATTTCTATCGTGATTTTTTAAAACTGGTAACATAAAATTAGACACAGAATGCATTACAAAATCAGAAGATAAATATCCAATACGTATTTTACTATTTTTAGTTCTCGGTCTTAAAGAAAATAATGGATTATTAGGTAACAGGTCATTTATCTCCAAATATCTTTTAAATAGCTTTTCATTATCCATATATGAATAATCAGAAAAACACAATATATTCTGAAAAGATAGTAATTTTTTTTGTAATTCTAAATTAAACTTTACAGCCAATTCATATGCCTTTTCACTGTATTTTATGGAGTTTAAAACATCACATTTAGCATTAAATAAATAACCCGAATCGTGATAATTACGCCATTTCTCATTTTTATCATAATCAGTTAAGCAGGGTTTTGTGGAGTTTATTTTAATTAAATCAATCAATGATTTTAGGCCATTCTCATATTTCAAATTAATTAGATTACAGCGTACATACACAGTTAAAAAACGCGGCTCTTTCATAAATTTATCAAATAAACCATCTTTGTTTAAAGAAAACACATGTTCAGAATAACCCATCTCCAATAACAAATTACATAAATCACAGAAATTATCTTTAAAGTCGGGTTTTATATTATAGGACAATTTGTACCACATTAACTGTTTTTCTTTAGAAATACCATTAAATAACCGCCCCATGTTGTAATAAAGTTCTGGGTCACTAGGAAACAATGTTATCATTTTGGTCAATATTAACTCTTTTGTGTTAATATTATTTGAATTTGTCAAAGAATTTATAGCTGAAATATACAAGCTCTTTTCGTGTTGTTTGATATCTAATTTATTGTTGATAATACTGTTGTAAAAATTGTAAAATTCTTTATCCGCAGTCATTTGTAATAATATGTGTTCTATTGTTTTTATTTTATTCTAGTAACTATTATATTAAATTATTACTACTATGAAAAACGAGCTATGTGACGAAGTTTTAGAAAACATTAAAAATAGTTTAATGGTATGTAAAAATAATAAAATGATTTATCTATCACAACAACCTATAAATATAAATAGTTGTGAAAATATTATACAATTTCAGAAAAGTTTGCATGCTACAAAAACCAAAATTGAAGTAAATACTTTTACAAAGGTTTCGCAATATTCAATAGAATACAATGTCCAAGACCGTGTTATAGAGTTAAAAGATAATTAGGTATTTTTTTAGTAATATGATAATGTATTAAAACTAAATCTCCTTTTTTATTTTTTATGTATGCTTCGTCTTTATTACCAAAAACCTCTTCTAGTAAAAGTATTTTCATATTCGTAGATTGAATTTCTTCTACAATAAAAGTATTCAAATTTTTACACAATAAATGAAATTCTCTGATTAAAACTGAATTTGGTGTAATATACAAATCTAATAATGCTTTATAAATTATATGATTATTAGGAGTTGCTCCTAGAAAACCCTGAAATACTGTTCCTGGAAAATAACTAGAATTAACTGTAAAAAACTCCGCGTTGTCTATAATGGTATCAATATTCTCAAACAACATTGCATCCATATCAATATATACTCCACCTTTTACATACAAATAATAATATCTAAATAAATCCGCTCTATGTTCTCCATAATTAAAAGTGAAAAATTTTGCAATTACATTAGGAAATTCTTGAACTGGATTTTCATGAAAAAATTCTATGATTTCATCATCATTAAAATGTTTATATTCCCATCCAATAGAGCTTTTTTTAATCATATCAACTATGTATTGTTCGGGTTTAAATCTAGAAGTTTGAACAATTATTTTTGGAATTACCATAATATTATAAGTAATGTAATATTATGGGTTTTGTTTTTATATAAAAACATTATCTAAGTATTTTCTGTTTTTTACACTATCTTTAAAACCGTCATTTACTAAATTTATAAAATTATATTGGTCTTTTGATAACACTGTTGTGTAATCACTTATACTATTGGTCTTTTTTATGGAATTTTTCCAAATATCAGGGTGTATATGTAAAGTAGAACGACTAGTATTCAAATAAGGATACTTACTAAATCCCCCATCAAAAGATAACGTATTTCTATAAATATTTGTTAACCCACCTGTTATTAATGGTATGTGAGAACTTGCAATACAACAATTTAATGCATCTTCTAAACTATCAAAACCGGTAAATATGGTGTTATTTGGTTTATAATTTTCAAAAGTAGTAACGCCGATAAAAAGTCGTCTTAAATCAAAATCATTAGTATCGTATGATTCTAACATTTTATTCTTTATTCGGTTCTCAATATCATTTATTTTATTTGTATTTTGCAGAGCAGTGTCTAATATTGTTTGTTGTATTTCATTAATGTCTCTATTAAAACATAATAATAAAGAATTCCATGCACCAGCTGATGCGCCTGAAAAAATATATTTTTCTAAATCATAGTTCTGTTTAATAAATTTACAAATACCCATTACATAAAATCCTTTGAATCCACCAGGTGATAATGAAATTATTTTTTTGTTTTTAATAAACTTATTTTCATTTAAAAACCGTTCTATATCATTTTCTCCAAAAGTATGTTGTTTTTTTATAGTTCTTATGTATTGCGGTTCAATATTATTCATTTTTAAACAAAACCTCTTTTCTTGTCTCCTATATTTGGTTAAAACATGTAAGAATATATTATTAAATATTACAAATAAAAAAAATACATTATAATACATTATTATAATTTATCACTAGTTAAAAAATTAACTTACTTAAATTAAGTTACAAAACAAAACAAATATCTACGCTTTTAAGCAACGACCTTCTTCTTTACAATCTTCTTCTTAGTTGCTACTGCAACTGGCTCAGGCTCGGGCTCTACAGCAACCTCTTCCTCTGCATCAGAATCCTCTACCTCGGTATTAGTTTGAGGAACTGCTGAGACCATCTCCGGCTCATCCTCATCGTCCTTAGCTGGAACAGGAGTATCCATCTTACTAATATCATCCATAGAAAGCTGAATATGGCAGCGACCATAAACGCTAACTACCTCACGAGGCTTTACAACACATTGGACCAGCTTCCAAGTAAGACCCCAGCCCTTACCGCCAAACCAAAGACCACCACAATTCAAAACACAGGCAACATTACTCTGCTTCGGAATAAAATCCATCGGGGTCATGTTCTCATTATCACAAGGGAAAATCTGCTGTTGCTTAGTATCATAAATCTCAATGGCCCAACGATTATTATAATTGGGAACCTTTGCTCGCATAGAAGGCGGCTTAGTAAGGTCAATCTTCTTCGTGGTCTTATCCTTGGAATACTTCAAGAAAGGAAAGAATGTATGCTTCAAAACCTCACGCGACATCTCCTCTCCGAACCATGCCTCACTGTTCTTTACTGCATCATCCAAAATCTGATTCTCAAATGCCTTCATCTTGGCAAGAAACTCATCCATGACAGGGTTTGAATAATCCTTATTAGGGAAATTCAATGACATACTAAACTTACCATCTGACTCTCCGGTCTTCTCGTCAACAAAATCAGAAATACCCCATGTCATCATGAGTGGAGTAGAAAGATGAAGGGAACGATTCGTCTGAGTACTGACAATGTTGATGGACTTACCACCACGGTCATTGACCTTAGGTTGCATATAACGCAACGCATCGGTCTTCCACTCAGACGAAGTCAAAACAACAGGAGTAGCAGGCTTGGACATTATAACTAGGCAACTAATTATAATATATATCTTGTCAACTCTTTAAATCAATTTTTTATAATGTTTTATCGGCAAACTGAAAATGCTGTCAGAAAAATAAAAAGTTTTCAATTTCTAAACTAAAATATAAATAGCAATAAATATATAAAAAAATATACTAATAGTATATATAATACATTATGATAAAAAGTGATGACATAAGTAAAATTACAAATGAATTTGTGACAAAAACCAAAATAAACAAATTCAATAAACAAAAATATCAAATATCGTTGGAATATAAGGAATACTTTAATAAAAACATTTCATTAAAAACATATAAAATTCCTGAGCTAAAAATAATAGCCAAGCAACATAATCTTTTTGTAACAGGAACTAAACCTTTATTAATAGAACGAATTATGAATCATTTTAATAAAACCAAATATGCTGTTAAAATACAGTCATGTTTTAGAAGGTGGTTGGTTAACGTTTCTATGCATTTGTCTGGTCCAGCATTAAAAAACAGAAATTTATGTGTTAATGATAAAGATTTTGTTACAATGGAACCATTGGTGGAAATTCCTATAGAGAACTTCTATAGTTATATGGATTCCAACAATTTTGTTTATGGGTTTGATATTTGCTCCTTGATTGATTTTATAAAAAAATCCGCCAAAATAGAAAATCCATATAACAGAGAAAAGTTAAAAAAAAATGTAACTGATGATATTAAAAAACTTTATAAAATAAATTATATAATTTATACCAATTTTAGTAAAGAAAACGAAAAATTAAAAACTGAGATTGTACCATCTACTAGTTACACAAGAATAAATCTATCGGTTTCACACACCCCACAACAAAGACGTTTACTACAATTAAACGAAAGCAGAAGAAATTCTTTATCACAAAGAGTTACTGATTTATTTTTGGAAATTGACCAGTTGGGTAATTATACTAATGCGAATTGGTTTAACTCATTAAATACACAGGGATATATTAGATTATATAGGCATCTTTACGATGTCTGGTATCTAAGAAGTAATTTATCAAGAGAAATAAGACATAATATTTGTCCATTACCTACACCATTTAATGCAGACAGAAATCGTTCTTTAGAAGCAGATTATATAAAGAAATCATGCATAGAAGTATTTGAAAACCTAGTTTTTACAGGAATTGATGATGAACATAGGAGATTGGGAACCTTCCATGCCTTAACTGCATTAACAATTGTTTCTACGGAGGCCAGAGATGCATTACCGTGGTTATACGAATCTGTGGCGGTTTTTTAATTTTTGACTTTTTTTAGTATTTCTTTATTTAATTATTTTGCGTTTTTTCCTTAAATACTAATTTCTATTAGCAATCTCCGAGCATGCGTAAATGAATTATTATATTATATCAAAAACTATATAGAAACAAATCCCAATTATATTGTATAAGCCAAAGATGGTTAGAACTTCTAAGTCCGCTGCTCCCGTTTCCGCCTCTGTTACTGAGACCCCTGTTGTTGCTGTCAAGGCTCCTCGCACCAAGAAGGTTGCTCCTGCCGACGCTGCTGCCCCTGTTGTCGTTGCACCAGTTGTTGAGGCCGCACCAGTGGTTGCCCCTGACAGTGCTTTCTCTGCTCTTCCTATCAAGATGACTGAGTACAGCGCTAAGCTTCAGCAGCTCGTTGGTATTCTTTCCACCCTTAAGAATGACTTCAAGACTCTTGAGAAGGTTGTTTCCCGCGAGATGAAGATTGCCCAGAAGCTTTCTTCCAAGAAGCGTCGTAACAACATTAACCGTAAGCCTTCCGGATTCATCAAGCCCACTCGCATTAGTGACGAGCTTGCTGCTTTCCTTGGAAAGACTGTAGGTACCGAGATGGCTCGTACTGATGTTAGCAAGGAGATTAATGCTTACATTCAGTCAAACGGTCTTCAGGATAAGAGCAATGGCCGCAAGATTAACCCTGATGCCAAGCTCACTCAGCTCCTCAAACTCAGCTCTGAGGATGAGCTTACTTATTTTAACCTCCAGCGTTTCATGAAGCATCACTTCATCAAGGCTGAGGTTGCTGCCGTCGCTACTGCTTAAATAT